TAGCCTTTCAGTTTCGAACGGATCGTCGGCACCTATTGTTTCATCTGAATTTTCAGAAGCTTCTGCCTCTGCTAGTAATGTTTCTAATTCTGCATCTTCTAAAGCAATAGTGTTTAAACTTGATGTTAATTTATCAGGATCTGTGTAGCCAAGCTCATCAAATTCTGCATAGATTGCTTCTACTGCTTCAGGGTCCCCGTCTGCTGCTGCAATCCTTGCATCTAGTTCGCCTTTTAAACTGCGACTTTGTGCAATCTGTGCGGAAATATCTGAGGCCAATGCTGCTTTTTCTGCACGAGCAGTTGCAATTGCGGCAGATGTGCCGGCAGCACTAGACGGCAACAATCCTTTGATTGCGTTTCCGATCTTATCAGTTAATCCGCCAACTGCTCCGCCGATGCCTGCCGCTAATCCGCCTAAATTAAAGCCACCGCCACCGGCCTGCTGCGACCTAGGTACTGCGGTAGTAGGCATCTCTCCTGGTAATGTTGCTAGAGAAAGTCCAGCAGGACTTTTTCCAGTTAACACATCAGGTAACTTTCCAGTTCTTGCAACTTTGTCTAAAATTCCGTAACCTTCTGATAAGATACTTGCCTTGGAGATATTCTTAGCATTGTTAAAAATTGCAGCGGCACCTCTTGCAGTTTTGAATAATCCTAACGGACTTGCATCACCTGCACCGCCAAATATTTCTCCAATTCCGGGGATAATGCCGCCTGGCCCTAATATACTATTGTTGCCGCCGCCAAAAATACTCAATGGGCCGGGAGTTGTATCGTAATGTATAGTAGCAAACCCAGTAGGGCTATCTCTTTTAATTTGCCCAGTTCCGTACAGTACTGTTTCAAATTGCACAGTCATATTATTTTCTAACAATTTACTCTGTGTTTGATCTAGTTTATCGTGACTGAAATCTGTAATAATAGGATTGACTAGTACAAACGCTGTAAACTGTTTTCTATTGAGCTGATAAATTTCAATAGATCTAAAGAAAGGATCTGTTTGCCCATTGTTTAGACCAAACGCTGTGCTTTCGTTAACATTGGTTCCTATCTTTTTATATTTTGTATCTGCAAATCCTGGGGCAATGGTCAATGCAGAAGTGTTCTTTCCGTCAACAAAATAATAGTTGTAATAGGCTTTCCACATACCAGTAGTGGTGTTATTGTGATCATCATGAAACGCCATAGCCACTGGTTGATATTCAATTTTACTCTGTACAATAGCTTTTCTATTGTACTGATTAATTGTTTCTGTAGCAATTCTGTATTTAGGTAGGTCGATATTTTTTACCAGCAAACCTAACTCAGCACCGTTCTTTGTTAAAAACTGTTCAGTGATAGGATTGTTATTTCTGTTGATGTTAAACACAACATAATACATGAACCCAGACTTGGGTGCTAGTCTAAAATAGTCATCAACATACAATCTACTCGCATGTTGGTAGTCTTTAACCTGCGTAGTGGTCGTAAGTGCTTGACCTAGAAAATTAGTGAATGCATTTGCCATAGTAATATTTAGCCGTAAAAAAAGGCCCCCTAAAGGGCCAATCTTTGAACAGGTTAATTAACCTGTTGCTAAGGAAGATAATGTTCTTCCTACAGTAGCTCCTAAGCCAACTGGTTGACCTGAAGGTCCGATCTGTAGTGCGTTATCGTATTGGATTGTAAGTGCAATCTCCATCGGAGCACTCTCAGCATATGCCAATTCGTTATAGTTTACTGACTGCAAATAGCAACCATAAACTTCCCATGTTTCTAATACGTTAGCTGCCCAATTTGCATTGTCGCCATTGCCGCCGTCAAGCATCTCAATACGAGTTAAGAACTTGTATTCAGCACCTGCTGCTGCACTTGCTTGTTCAAAGAAATCAAACTGCTTCTGTAGTTGTTCGCCAACTAACTTAGTAACGTTGCCTTGAGCATCGTCGCGAAGAGTCAAGTTCATTGGTTGCCATGTGTGCTTACCGGCATAGTTAATCTGGCTGTTATACACGTGAATTGTTTGATTTTCAAACTGAACTTGCGGTCTAGCTGCCGTTACAACTTGCTTGGTTAGCTCAGTGGTAGGTTTTGTAACACCAAAATTTTCTAGTGATACACGGAAGCGATACTTCAACTTCGGCATCAATAGACCTTGAACGGTACTACTTTGTCCACCACCTGCTAGTGGAACTGTGAATCTGCTTAAACTTGCGATTGCCATCTTATGTGCTCCTTGTCCTTAATATTTACCAATTATAGTCCAGCTTGAATATCGCCAGTGTTTTTCAAGCGTAGTGGAATATAGATAAATTCAACTGCTTTTACTGGTTCAATAGCAATGTCTAACCATAGTTCTGAACGGTCTACTCTTGTAGGTGTGTTGTTTGTTTCATCACACACTACTAAGAAGTCGTACAGTGCTCGCTGTCCTACTAACTCTAGTAAGAAGCTTTCTGTTGCTTGTTTGATCTCGTTACGAGTAATTCTATCGTTAGGTTCAAACAAGAACGGCTTAACTAATAGACTTAACTGTCTACGTAAGTATGCAACTAAACGTGCAACGTTAATTCTGTCTAATGCACTGGCGTTTCTTGCACGAGTGTATTGACCAAAGTTAACAATGCCAGCACCTGGAATTGTAGCGATTGGGTTAACTTTAACTCCTGCTAGTACATCACGTAAGCTCTGTGGCAAGCTAGTTGTTTTAAACTCGCCTTCACTAGTAATGTAACCAACACTGGTAGCATTGTCAACACCGCCGCGACGTGTGCCAGCCGGAGCAAACCACTGGAAGCTCTTAGCATCGCTGTTAACGATAGTACGTAGCATCATGTGGCTTGGTGGAACAACAATAGCATTTCCTAAGTTGTCATTTGTATAACCGCTTGGATAGAACATAGCCATATATTCGTCATAGCTAACTGCACCTTCTTCACTGTTGTCAAATGCCAACGCTGTGTTGAAGCCCCAGTTGTTTAGTTCTGTTCCGTTAGGTTGTAATCTAAACGGTGTATCACCAACAACAAATGCTGTTAATCCGCGATCTGTGTTGAATGCAATCATATTTTGAATTGCTTCTGGATATCCAGGAGCTGCAATCAAATTAAAGATTACAGTGTCAGTGTCACGAATACTTTGGTTAGTGTCAATTAGGGCTTTGAATGCTTCTACAACAAAACCTCGTTGAGCCCAACGACCAAAGCTGCCCTGGCCGGTTGGTTGGTTAGGACTTACTGTGATCCAACGGTTAGCAACATAAGGAGTAGAGCTGTTAGATCCGTCCATTTGCTCGTCGTTGTAACGTGGGTTCTTACCGTCGTTTGCATCAATGTTGATGTGTGTTGTAACATACTTCTTAACGTTGAATCCTGAACGGCGTAGGTTCCACAAATGCATACCACGTGGGTATAATGCTGGATCTGGTGCGTCTGGGTCTAAGTAGTCACTGGCTAGTAGATCAACAATGTCTGCCATCTCTTCGCTTGTTCCTGCTGTGCTCCAACGTGCATCTGCAAACAACCATCCGTCTGGAGTTGTTTGATCTGTAGTGTCTTGTAAAATCCATTTTCCGCCTGTACGGATATAAACTACTCTGCCATAGTTACTGACGTCAGCTGTGCTGATCCAAATGTCGTTATCAACTAATGGATCACCGTTGCTCTGTGTAGTAGGTGCTACACTGGCAACAATTGGACCTGCAGGATCAGTTAAAGGATATACATTCTTATAACCTTTCCATGTTGTTCCGTTGTGAACCATAATATCTACTTCGTCAACAACACTGCTATACCATAATTGACCATCAATTGGGTCTGTAAATGGTGTTTGTGCTGCTGCTTCGTATACTAAAGGCTTCCAGTTACTTGCATAGAACGTGATGTCTCTGCTGTCGTATGTAGCTTTTGCGTATAAATTCTTTGTTCCAGTTTCAATACCGGTAGTGCTGTTTCTGCTCCAACCGGAGAATCCTAACACACTAGTCAATGGTGAACCTGTACCATTCTTAAGATTGATCTGGCCGCCTATTGCGTGTTGAACCT